TCAGGCTGCGAGGCCTGCCCACACTTTGCCCACATCTGCCGCTGTCGCACGTTCATCGAGCCGGTTGGCGACGTCGTCGAGGTCGTCGTCGAAGAGGTCGGCGTACGTGTCCAGGGTCATCGCTGCGGACTTGTGCCCGAGCATCCTCTGTACGGCTTTGACGTGTGCGCCGGAGCTGATCGCGAGCGACGCCGCGGTGTGGCGCAGGTCGTGCGGTGTGAGCCGCTCGAGGCGCGCCTCTTCCGTCGCGCGCGCGAACCACGACCCTGCCCCTTCGCTGGTCTTGGCGCGACGCAGGTAGTGCCCGCTCGCGTCACCGAACACCAGATCGCCCTTCGACTTGTCCGCGCACTGTCGCTCGAGCGCGTTCCCGAGGAACGCGGGGAACGGCACGGTGCGCTTCTCCCATGACTTCGGTGCGCCGACCTCGATCACTCCGTCGACCTCCACCGCCGCGCGGTTCACGTGTACCCGTCGGCGGAGCATGTTCACGTCGGAGACGCGGAGCCCGATCGCCTCGCTCCATCGGAGCCCGCAATACGCGAGCACCAGGGTGAGCGTGGCGAGGGTGTGGTCGTGTGTCGCGGCCGCGAGTCGCACGACCTCGGCGTCGGTGAGGTAGCGGCGCTGCTTCTGCGAGATCTTCTTGGGCAGGTTCCGTGCTCCGCGGGCCGGGTTCTTCGAGATGCGGCGATCGCGGACTGCGACGTCGAGGATGCCGGCGAGGACACCGAGCGCTCGAAGCACCACGGTCGCGGATCGTGGGCCGGTGGTGTTGCGGCGCACTCGCTGGCGATCGGTGACGGCAGTGCCCGCGCTCATCTCAGAGATCCACGCCTCGACGGCGGAGGGCTTGATGTCCCCGACGGGGGTGTCGCCCCAGCGCGGCTTCACGTGTACGTTCCAGGACGTCTCGAGCGAGTGATACGACGACGGTTTGAGGCCCTTCTTCGTGAGCAGCCACGCGTCGCCGAGGGCGCCGACGTCGACGCGGGAGTCCTTCGGGTCGAAGTATTCGCCGGTGGCCTTCGAGACGGTCACCGACGCGAGGAACAGCTCCGCCTCTTTCTTCGTGCGGAAGCCGCGCTTGTCGGTCTGGGACTTATCCGGCTTGCGGTAGCGGACCCTGTAGCGGCGTCCCTTCGCGGTGTCGTAGGGCGTGATTGAGCCGGCCATGTCAGGCGACCTCGACACGGTGGTGCCACTGCCCGGCACCCATCCGAGCGTCGATGTACGTGGTGTCGCCGATGCGCTGCAGCAGGCCTTGGTACGCCTTCACGATGCTGGTCATCACGCCGAGGTCGAGTGCGATTCCGGCGGGGCGGCCGTCGTTCACCATCTCGAAGTAGCGGTAGTCATCCTGGTCGATGAGCCGGAGCGCTGCCCACTCCTCGGCGCGCCGCTCCTGCTTCGCGTTCACGGGCCCGAACCTCGAGGGCACGTCACCCCAGAGCGCATGCGCGAGCTCGTGCGCGAGGACGCTGCGGTGGTGGCGGCCGTGCATCCCGGGGCGGAGGTAGATCACGCGCCGGGCATGCACGTACTGACCGTCGCGGTCAGCGGGGAGCTCGCGGTATTCGATGCGGACGCCGAGGGCATCGGCGAAGTCGAGGAGTCTCTGATCGATGGGGGTCATTGCTCGTCCGTGGGTTCCGTTTCCGCCGGCCGTGCGACCGCGGGCAGTTCCTCATCCTCATCGGAGCCTCGGACATCACGAGTGGGGAACTGGTGGATCGTCGCCTCCGTGACCGCCTCGCTGATCGGCTTGTCGAACAGCGACCCGGTGTCGGTCATTCCCAGGCGCCGGCCGACCTCGAGCACCAGCGCTTCGTCGGTTGCCGCGTGGAGGGCGTTCTCGACGTCGCTGATGCCGATGTCTTCGGGCGCGAGGTGCCCGGTGGCGAGAAGGTCTGCGAGGACCGGGCGTTTGTATGCGTACGAGATCGATCGCACGAGTTCGAACGAGAGGGAGTCGTCGTTCGCCTGGCGGTTCAGGGTCGCGTGCGTGGTGCCGATCTTCCGCGCCACTTCGCGGATCGAGTCGGAGCCGCGGACAGCGTCGAGCCACTTGATGGTGTCGTTCATGTCTCAAGTTTGTTCCATAAGTGTCACGCGCGCAAGCCATTTAGATCGCTGGCTTGACAGATTGGATCGCCAGAGTGACAGTTGGAACATGAACAATCCAACTGGTGAGGCAGAGATCCGGCCCGTCGCTGTCGTCCGCGATGGACTGCTCGATCGCCTCAAGACTCAGTCCGGCATCAAGTCCGACGAAGCCTTCGCCCGTCTGATCGGCGTGAGTCGGCCGACCCTCGCTCGGTACAAGGCCGGTGAAGAGGTGTCGATGCGCGCAGCGGTCGGAATCGCACTCGCATTCGGCCTCGGCCTCGGCGAGGTCGTGGAGATGCGCAGCGACGAGAACGCCTTGGCGGTCGCATCGTGACCAACGTCACGCCGCTCAAGCGACGGCCGATCTCCGAGACGCCCCGCTACCTCTCACCTGAGCAGGTGTGCGAGCTCGTGCCCGGCATGACCGTCGCCAACCTCAAAGACCTGCGCGCCTCGGGGAAGGGTCCGCGCTACAGCAAGCCCACCGGCGACCGCGGACACATCACCCTCTACCGCGAGGCCGACGTCGTCGCCTGGGTGGAGGCCGCTTTCGTGAAGACGCGGGAGCAGTCATGACTTCCGGATCGTGGGGATCCGGAACGCCCACTGGGGAAGGGGCACCTACGGGACGGCGCGCGGCCGGGGACAACGCGCCGTCTCGTATCGGTTCGGCCCGCATCGTCATCGGGATGGCCTCGCTGAATCTCACGATCCTCTGCGTGGTGCTGGCGTTCATCGCCGGCGCCGCGAACGGACTTCTCGTCCTCGCCACCATCTTCGCCGCGGTGTTCGCGTGGGCCGCCGGCGCATTCACCAGGAGCTTCTGGGACTGATCACCGCCGCGCTGCCGCCTCACCTTCATCCACCTTTCAGGAGTCACCATGTCAACCACCACTGTCGTTCGCGTCGATCCGAAGACGTTGCTCGTCGGGCCCAACGTCCGCAAGGAGGTCACCCTCCGCCCGGAGTTCGTCGCCTCCATCCGTGAGCACGGCGTGCTCGTCCCGATCCTGGCTCAGGAGACCACCGACGGCCTCGAGGTCGTCGACGGGCAGATGCGCACTCTCGCCGCCGTCGATGCCGAACTCGTTGACGTGCCCGTGTTCGTCCAGCCGCCGGCTGCCGACGACGCCGCGCGCATCGTCGAGCAGATCGTCGTCAACGAGGACCGCGCGAGCCTCACCGCACCCGACCACGTTGCAGCGATCGCGCAGCTCGCGCTCGACTTCAAGATGCCGGTCGCCGAGATCTCAAAGCGCACCGGCACCAGCAAGGACGACGTCGCCGCGATCGTCACCACGTCGAAGTCCAAGCACGCGAGCGCCGCGCTCGGCCAGTCGGGGATCACGCTCGAGCTCGCGGCCAAGATGGCCGAAGCCCAGCTCACTGAAGCCGAGGTGCGGCGCGTCGTTAGCCAGTCCTACAACAAGGACTATGCGGTGCAGCAGATCGTCGCGGAGCGTGAGCGCGCCGCTGAGATTGCACGGCTCACGATCAAGGTGGAAGCCGACGGCGTCGCCGTCGTCGCGAAGCCCTCGCTGGGTGAGTACCAGTCACCTGAGAAGAACAAGCACCGGTACCTCGGCGACCTGGTCGACGCGAAGACCGGCAAGAAGCTCACCACCGCGAAGCACAAGGAGTGCCCCGGGCACGCCGCGTTTGTCGGTGTCCGTGGATACAGCGGCCCGGTCGAGGTGCACTACCTGTGCACGGACCCCTCGAAGCACGGCCACCGCGACGCGAACAAGGCGCCCCGCGTCGAGCTGACGGCGGCCGAGCGTGCGCGTAAGGAGATCGAGAAGCAGCGCACCGCCGCCTGGCCGACCGCTCGCGAGGTGCGCCTCGAGTGGGTGCGTGAGCAGCTGCTCGCCCGCCGCACTGCACCGGCCGGGTGGGAGCTGCTCGCCGTGCACGACTTCGCCGAGCGTCACCAGCGCACCTGGCAGTCCGGCGCCGCCGCAGCTCTCACCCTCCTGCAGGCGCCGCCCGCCGAGGACACCTGGAGTTCGCCGACGAAGATCGCTGAGTGGGCGGCCGCGAAGCCGATCAACGGATGGCGCGCCGCGATCGCCATGGTCATCGCCCGCCACGAGGACGTGCTCTCTACGGCAGCCTCCTGGTCGAAGGCATCCGCGACGTACCTTCGTCTGCTCGCCGAGTGGGGCTACGAGCTCAGCGAGGTCGAGCAGGGCATCGTCGATGACGCGGCTGCGGCGGCCGCCGATGTGAAGGCCGCAGCATGAACCGCCTGCAGATCCGTCGCGCGGCCGTCCTGCGTCGCCGCTCGGTTCGGGTGCGTCGCCTCGCGGTGATCCATGACGCTCCGATGGAGTACTCGGCGCCCCGCCCTGCTCCGAGCTGGCTCGTCATCGGCACTGGGGTGCTCGGTGCTGGCGTGATCGTCGAGCTGATCGTCGGCCTGGTGGTGATCTCGTGACCGAGGCACTGTACCGCGGCCAGAGCGCCCTCGGCTTCGGCCTGTGGCGCCTCAACGACTATGGCCACTGGGTCTTCTCGACGCCCGTCGAGGGAGCCACCTGGCGACGCGTGGAGGCACCGGACCTCGCGCTCCTCGTCGAGCTCGGTGACCGCGAATCCGCCGATGCTGAGCTGATCGCCGACACCCTGAGCGCAGCGCGCGCACTCGCGGCGGCTGACCTCCACCCTGGAGACGCCGTTCACGACGCGGCCAACCTCCAGGAGATGCTCGCGTTCGTCATCGAACAGTACGACCAGTGCCTCGCCGCAGGGGTGACGTCGTGATCGCCGTCGGCCTGGACCCGTCGCTCACCTGCACCGGTGTGGCGATCGCCAACGGTTCCGAGATCACCACTCGTCGAGTGATGTCGCCGAACCTCGGCAAGAGCCTGCTCTCTCGCCGCAACCGGATCCGTCGCGCGGTCGAGGGCATCCTCGCCCCGATCCCGGCGCGTGTCGATGTGACCGTGATCGAGGTGCCGCACTCGCGCCAGCAGTTCGGCGCGCAGAACGAGCGCATCGCCCTCTACTGGATCCTCGTCGACCAGCTGCTCGCTCGCGGGCCTGTGGTCGAGGTTGCCCCGTCGCAGCGCGCGAAGCTCGCCACCGGCAACGGGCGCGCCACGAAGGACGACGTGGTCGCGGTCACCCGCGCTGCGTTCCCCGAGGCCCAGATCCCGGACGACAACGTCGGCGACGCCGTGGCGCTCATGTGGGCCGGCGCCCGCTGGGCAGGCGCCGAGACGCCCACCTACCTCCCCGGCCAGGAGGAAGCGTTCTCGCGCCTCGCCTGGCCGATCCGTTCCACCACACCGACCCACTGAGAGGAACCACCAATGGTCAAGCTCGCCCCCGCACTCCCCAAGGAGTACGACGACAACGGCCTCGAGTCGAACACCCGGCATCTGCTGGAGGTCTACCCGAGCCAGAAGTATCTCCCCATCGTCGCTCTTGTCCGCACGAAGGAGATCACCCAGAACGAGCACTTCGAGCGCGTTCCGAAGATCGAGCTCGTGCACGTCGAGATCGCCGTCGATGGCGACGACCAGGATGCCGTCCGCGAGCTGATCAAGCAGCTGCACGACGCCCGTGTCCAGCACATCAAGCAGCCCCTCGACCTGCCCGACACGGACGAGCCGCCGGTCCTCGCCCAGCCGCTGGAGCTGACCGCGAGCAGCGGCGAGTACACCGTCCGGCTCATCGACCAGGACGACAGCAAGTTCCAGATCGAGCTGCGCGCACCGTCCGGCGCGCTCGTCCTCACCCGCAGCGCTCTGCCGCGCGACGACTACGGCGAGCTTGTGCCCGGCGACTACCCGGTCGCGCAGCTCGGCGGCGAGATCGGCGGGCTCGCGGACCTGCTCGTCCAGGAGTTCGAGCAGGGCTTCACCACCGACGACGTCGTCGACGCCGAGGTCCTCGACGAGGACGACAACCCCACCGCCACAACCAGCCAGGAGGCATGACCATGAACAACGCTGCACGCATCACTCCGATCGACCAGGCGGCTCCGAAGTCGCTCGAGATCAAGGAACGGCTGATCGCCCGTCGGGCCACGCTCAAGGCCGACCTCGAGTACATGCAGGGCGAGGTGGAGCAGATCGACTCGCAGCTGCTCGAGCTGCTCGGCGGCGAGGTCGGCACGCACGACGTCGCGGGCACGAAGGTGCAGATCCGCGAGTACTCCCGCCTGGACACGAAGTGGATCGAGAGCGAGTACCCGGCGGCTCAGTACCCGCAGCTGTACAAGACCACGACCGCCGTCGACGCGGCCGCGGTGAAGAAGCAGTTCGCGCCGGGCGTGCTCGCCGAGCACCAGGTGCGCGGCGCGAAGTCGGTGGTGGTCAAGTGACCGTCGGCGTCTTCACCGCGGCGAAGGCCGGCGACCGTCTCGAGCAGATCTCCGTGAAGCGGGATGGCACCCGTCTGACCCGCGTGATCGAGCTGCTCAGCGCCCCGTCTCTCTCCTCGCCGGCCGCGTATCGCATCGTCCGCAATGACGCCCACCCTCACCGCGTCGGAAAGACGGCATCGATCCGTCGCGCCGACATCGAGCGCAAGTACCGCGCGGCCTGACCGCGCACCCGCCGCGACGGCATACACGCCGGGTTCGAGTCCCGGGGCGGCACAGAAAGGAGATCACCATGGCGATCGCTAATTACACCACCAGCAAGGCCGTCGAGGAGACGGCCGCCGACATCATCACGGCGCTTCGACGTCGAGGCATCACCCGCATCTCGACCGTGTACGACGACGGAGGCGACCCGTCCGGGCTCGAGTTCACCATGCGCACGGAATACGGCCCGCGCGACTTCGCGCTCCCCATCCGTACCGCTGGAGTGCTCGAGGCACTCAAGCGAGCGGAAGCAGCGGGCGAGTTCGCCGCCTCGCGGAAGAAAGCCGGAACGTTCACAACGCCAGTACACGCCGCCAGGGTCGCGTGGGCGATCGCTCGCGACTGGCTGCGCGCTCAGTCGGCGTTGCTCGACGCCGAGCTCGTCACCCTCGATGAGGTCATGTTCCCGTGGATGGTAGGCGGCGCTGACGGGCAGACCGCGTTCTCCGCTTACCGGTCGCAGCAGAAGGCGATCGAGTCATGACTTCCGTCGAGGACCTGTACCTGAACGTGATCAAGGACGGCATCACCCGGCACCCGCGGTCACTGCAGAAGCGCATCGGCCCGTCGGAGATGGGGCGACCGTGCGATCGCTGGATCCTGCACAAGCTCAACGGCGACGGCGAGCCCGACCGCGGTCCCGCGTGGAAGCCTGCCGTGGGCACGGCGATGCACGACCAGCTCGAGCGTTGGTTCGACGCCGCGAACCGTGGCGGGGGAGACGTCGACCGCACCGAGTGGATCACCGAGTGGGAGGTCACCGTCGGTCAGATCGGTGGGCAGGCCATCACCGGGCACTCGGATCTCTTCCACGTACCGACCGGCACCGTCATCGACCACAAAGTCGTCGGCCCGAAGCAGCTGTCGAAGTATCGCCTCCACGGTCCGAGCGAGCAGTACCGGGTGCAGGCGCACCTGTACGGCAAGGGCTTCACGGACGACGGGGGATGGGGACCGTGTCGCGCCGTGGCGATCGCGTTCCTCCCGCGCGACGGCGAGCTGTCCAGCGCGTACTTCTGGAGCGAGCCGTACAACCCGCACATCGCGGCCGAGGCGCTGCTCCGCAACAACCGACTCTTCACGATGCTGACCGTCGTCGGGATCGATGCCGCGCTCGCCGCATCGCATCTGTGCGACGACCAGTGGTGCACCTGGTGCCGCTCGGAGAAGCGAGCCCAGGACCGCGCCGCGGGCGCCTCGCTGTTCGACATCGGCGAGTTGCGCGTCGTCCCCGAACGGGCTGCTCCCGCCCCTGTGCGTGCGCTGCCGAGCGTCCCGGCACCCGCGCCCCAGGAGCGGCCGATCGCGCACCTCTGCGACGACTGCGGGCTCCCGCTCGCCCCGTCCGTGGTGGCCGATGGGCACACCATCCACCCGTCTTGCATTCCCGCATTCCCGCCGGCCCCTCGGCCGGTTCAGGCGGCGCCGCAGCCAGCGGCGATCGCACCCGTCATCAACCTGTTCGACCGCTGAAAGACCAACCAAGGAGAAGACATGTCCCTTTTCGAATCCAGCAGCAAGGGTGTCAAGTTCGACACCATCGGCGCCAGCGTCCAGGGCACCGTGAAGTCCGCACCGCGCGAGCGGCAGCAGACGAAGTACGGCACCCAGGAGCCGGACTTCTGGCCCAACGGTGACCCGAAAATGCAGATCCTCGTGGACCTGCAGACCGAGCAGCGCGTCGACGCGAACGACGACGGGGAGCGCACGCTCTACGTCGCGTCGAAGAACATGAAGCGCGCCATCGGTGAAGCGATCCGCGCGGCCAACGCGTCAGACATCGCGCCCGGAGGCGTGCTGACCGTCACCTATGTCGGCAACGATCCCGCGTCGAAGAACCCCGCCAACCCGGCGAAGCTCTACCAGGCGCAGTACACGGCCCCGAGCTCCGCGTTCGTGCAGCAGGCCGCGGCCGCGCCCGTCCAGCAGCAGCCGGTGCAGCAGGCACCCGCCCAGCAGTTCGTTCCGCAGCAGCAGTTCGTCCCGCAGCAGGCACCGGCCGCCGTGCCGTCGGCTCCGCAGCCCGTGCAGCAGCAGCCGGTGGCCACGTCGGAGGCGCCGTGGTCGACGCCGCAGGCCCAGCCGATGCAGCACGCCGGGGGGCTCACGAGCGAGCAGGTCGCGCAGCTGCACCAGCTCCGAGGCGCCGGCATCCCGGAGGCGACCATCGCCACCGCGATCAACGCGACGCCCGAGGCGATCTCGCTGTACGACAACACCCCCTTCTGAACGAAGCGCCCGGATGGTCGCAGGCGAGGTTCGACTCCTCGCCCGGGCACATGAGCACTACCAGCAACGAGCACCCGATCATCGTCACCGCCAGGTTCAGCGGCGCCTGCGCGGACTGCGGCGGCCACTTCCAGGTCGGCGACCCGATCACCCGACCGAACCACTTCGAGATGTGGCGGCACGCCGCCTGCCCGCGCACGAAGTTCGACTTCGACCCGGGTGACGTCTGCCCCGTCTGCTTCACCGTCCGCGCCACCTCTGGAGCCTGCTCATGCTGATCTACATCGCCGGTCCCATGACCGGCCTGCCCGAGTTCAACTACCCGGCGTTCCGCTCCGCGGCCGCTGAGCTCAGCGAGCGCGGCTTCGAGGTCGAGGACCCTTCGACGAACGAGAACCCGACGCCTGGCGACTACCACGGCTGGCTCCGCGCCGGCCTCGCGCAGCTGATCCGATGCGACGCCGTCGCCCTGCTCGACGGCTGGGAGGCATCCGGCGGTGCCCGCCTCGAGGTGAACGTCGCCGCGACCCTCGGCCTCCGCGTCGCGCCGCTCGACGCATGGCTCGCGCAGGCCCGTCAGGAGATCACCGCGTGACCGTCCTGCTCTCCACCGCGCTCGAGCTGCACGCAGCTGGGCTCTCCGTCGTGCCCGTCGCCGCCGACGGCACGAAGCGACCACGCATCGCGTGGAAGGAGTACTCGTCCGCGGCCGCCGACGACGCGCAGCTGCGCGCCTGGTTCGACAACGACCTCGAGCAGGGCATCGGACTCGTCACCGGCTTCGGCGACGTCGAACTGCTCGAGGTCGAAGGCGTCGCCATGCCGATGATGGGCGAGGTCCTCGAGCTGCTCGACGGCACCGGCCTCCGCCCCATCTACGACCGCCTCATCGCTGGCTGGTCTGAGCAGTCACCGTCGGGCGGCCTGCACCTGATCTACCGCGTCGAAGGCGGAGCGGTCCCCGGCAACCAGAAGGTCGCGCAGCGCCCGAAGGATGAGGCCCCGTATCGGGAGACGCTGGCCGAGACGCGCGGCACCGGCGGGTTCGTCGTGCTCGCCCCGTCCGCCGGCACTGTGCACCCCACCGCGAAGCCATGGCTGCGCCTCGTGGGCGGTCCTGCCACGATGCCGACGATCACCCGCGAAGAGCGCGACCAGCTCCACGCCGTGGTGCATGCCGCTCTCGACACGATGCCCGCCGAGGAGACCGTAACGAGCGGGGGACCGGTCGACGCGAAGTGGTCGACGACGTTCCACGCGGCCGCCGGCGACATCACCCCCGGCGACGACTTCGAAGCGAAGACCGACTGGTCCGACATCCTCGTCGGCTGGGTGCACGTGTTCTCTCGCGGCACGACGAAGTACTGGCGACGCCCCGGGAAGAACGACGGCATCAGCGCGACGACAGGTCACGCCGGCGACCGCGATCGCCTGTTCGTGTTCACCTCGTCGACGGAGTTCGAGCCCGAGGTGCCCTACACGAAGTTCGGCGCGTACACGCTGCTCAACCACCGCGGCGACCACGCGGCCGCAGCGAAGGCACTCGCCGACGCCGGGCACGGATACCGCGCACCCCGCGAGCTCACTCCGTCGACCCGCACGACGTCGACCGGGACGCAGCTCGCCGTCGTGGGGGCGACGGCACCCGCGACCGCGCCCGCGGCGACGATCGGATCGGACAGCGCGGACCTCACCGACGACGGCAACGCTCGTCTCCTGGTCGCCGAGTACTCCGGCACGCTGCGCTACGTCCCCGACGCTGGCAAGTGGGTCACGTGGGAGGGCACCCGCTGGCAGTGGCACCCGGACGACGGGCCCGCGATCGAGGCCGCCCGCGACGTCATCCGCCGCATCCCGACCGACAACGCGCACCTGAAGGCCTGGCGTCTGAAGTCGATGCGTGCCCGCGCGATCGCCGACGCGGTGCGCCTGGCCCGGTCGACGCCGGCGATGCGTATCGCGGCCGCGGAGTTCGACCGTCACGCGTGGCAGCTGAACACCCCGGGCGGTGTCGTCGACCTGCGCTCCGGCGCGATCGCGTCACCGACGCCGGCGCTCTTCCACTCGAAGCAGACCGCGGTCACGCCGGACGGGGCGATGAAGACGCCGCTGTGGGACAGGTTCCTGCAGACCACGTTCCAGTCGAACCCGCACCTCGAGCGGTACATGCAGCGCCTCGCCGGGCTGATGTTCATCGGTGAAGTACTCGAGCACGTCCTGCCGTTCGCGCACGGCCCGGGCGGCAATGGTAAGGGCGTTTTCGCCGAGGTCCTCTCGGCGATCGCCGGCGACTACGCGACGTCCGCACCGCAGGGGTTCCTCGTCGTCGGGCCGACCAAGCACCCGACCGAGCTCGCGATGCTGCAGGGCCGCCGCCTGGTCGTCACGTCGGAGATCAACGAGGACACCAAGTTCGACGAGGCGAAGATGAAGGCCCTCACCGGTGGCGACACCATCACCGCCCGGTTCATGGGCAAGGACTTCTTCGACTTCAGCCCTTCGCACACGTTCCTGCTGCTCGGCAACAGCCAGCCGAAGGTCGAGACCGGCGGCGACTCGGTGTGGCGGCGTCTGCGCCTGATCCCGTTCACGCACTCGGTGCCCGAGGAAGACAAGATCGAGAACCTGCAGACGCGGCTCGTCGAGGAGGAGGGCCCCGGGATCCTGCACTGGATCATCCAGGGCGCCGTCGACTACGCCGCCGACGGCCTCCGCACGCCCGACGTCGTCCTCGCCGCCACCGACACGTACCGGGCCGAGGAAGACCAGCTCGGCCGGTTCGTCGAGGACCGCTGCTCCGTCGGCGGCGGCGACGTCGCCCGCGTGGAGATGAGCGAGCTGCGCAAGGCGTACGACGTGTGGTGCCGCGAGCAGCACGAGGACGCCGTCACCACGACCGCGTTCGGCCGGCAGCTCAAGCAACGCTTCAACATCGGCACGGCGAAGTCCAACGGCCGCCGGTTCTACACGAACGTCGTGCTCTACGCGCCCGAGGTGGAGGACGAAGGCGACGACCCCCGTGAGACCAGGTGGGACCAGCGATGAAGACCAAGGCGCCCCTGTTCATCAACTGCCCGCGCTGCGGGCGCCGAGTACTCGAGGTGCGCGAGGACTTCGAGCTCGGCGTGCTCGTCGGCACGCCTCGGCTCGACGCCGTCCACCTGGACCCGATGCAGATCACCGCCTGCATCATCACCGGCGTCCGGCTGTGGCAGATCCAGAAGCGCGCCGGCAAGACGATCACGAGCGGCCGCTCCCGCTGGTGGCCACGCGAACCCGTGCCCGGCTTCACCGTCCCCGAGCACACGTGCGGCCGCGTCTGGGAAGCCCCCGAGCTCGAGCTCGCACCCGACGCACCTGTCCGCTACGACAAGCCCCCGTTCTGAAGGAGATCACCATGACCATCACCCGCCCGCACGTCTGCGAGATCACCATGGCGAAGGCCGAAGCCGACGATCACGGCACCGTCGCCATCCACGTCGCGCCTGTGCCCTTCACCGTCGACGAGGCCCGCGAGTTCGCTGTCGAGGTGACTGCGGCCGCCGACGCCGCGGCCGCGTACATCGCCGAGCAGACCGAGCGAGGCGAACGATGAGCACGACACCCGGCATCAAGCTCGTCTGCACCCACCCCGGGTGCTCGAAGCGCTCAGTCGCTCGCCGTCTGTGCCATGCGCACTACCAGGCCGCGTGGAAGGCGGGGGAGCTCGGCCAGCACGTGAAGCTTCCGCCGCGCGAGAAAGCACCCACGCGTTGCCCCGAGAGCCACAAGCACGCGGCCGCGTCGACGTGCTTCATCCAGCACCAGTGCCGCTGCACGCCGTGCGTAGAGGCCCACAATGCGCGCGAGCGGAACCGGAAGAAGCAGAAGGCCTACGGCCGGTTCGACAGCGGCCTCGTGGACGCCGATCCCGTGCGTGAACACGTCCTCATGCTGGGCGAGTTCGGCATCGGCTACAAGCGCGTCGCCGAGATTGCCGGCGTAGGGATCACGGGTGTTCGCACGCTGATTTGGGGGCGCCAAGACCCCGGCGATCGCTACGGCGAGATCCCGAAGCGGGTCGGACGTGAGAAGGCGGCGAAGATCCTCGCCGTGCAGCCAACGATCGAGAACCTCGGCGCGCGTCAGTCGGTGCCGGCGCGGAGCACTCACCGCCGAGTGCAGGCTCTCGTCGCGCGCGGATGGTCACTCTCGAAGGTGGGACGCGAGCTCGGCTGGACCGTCGAGAACTTCCATGCCCTGATGCACCGGGAGATGGTCGGCGCCGCCACTCACCGAGCCGTCGCCGACCTCTACGAACGCCTCTGGGACGTCGAACCGCCTCGGGCATCGCACCGCGACAAGATCGCCCACACCCGCGCGCTCAACTTTGCGAAGCGCAACGGTTGGCTGCCTCCGCTCGCCTGGGACGACATCGACACGGACCCGACTCCTGAGCGCGACGTCGTGCAGCAGGGGCGCGTGACGGGTGAGGAGCTGCTCGAAGACATCGCCTTCCTGCTCGAAGGTGGCGAGAGCCCGGAACAGATCGCCGTACTCGTGGGCCGCAAGGTTGGCACCATCGCCAAGCTCGCCGAGCGCCACGGCGACCGCGACATCGCGAACACCTTCGGGTCGATCACTAAGCGGGTGGCAGCGTGACGATCCCGCTCGATGCGATCGATCCGGATGCCGCCTACCGTGAGTGGGTCGATCGGTTCCTCTGGCACGTCGACCAGTTGCCCGCCCTCGTCGAGACGACGGGCACGATCGCGCTGGCCGCTCGCGGCATCCGCGCGTCGCAGCTCGCCGAACGCGTATCCGGTGGCGGCTTCTACGACAACATCCCGCTCGTCGACGGACCCGAGTCCCGCAACGCGCGCGCCGTGTGGGACGCGCTCCGCGGCTACCTGGTCGTCGCGTCCTCCCGTCTCGGCCTCGAGGCCCCGGCGCTGCCCGCCGGGCTGCCGGACGACGTCGAGCTCGCGCGCGAGTGGGCGTTCGCCGCGAACGCCTGGCTCTCCGACGTCGTCCACGAGATCCGCTCCTGGCCCGACCTCGACGAGCGCGAGGAGCAGCTCTTCCGACTCGTGCGGCGCGCCCGGCACCGCCTCGACACGCACACCACCCGCCGATCCCGCCCGGAACTCTGCACCCGCTGCGGTGAGCCCGGCGTGCTCATCGACTGGATTGACGGACCCGACGGCCAGGCGCTGCTCTCCAAGGTCTGCGTCGTCTGCCGCACCACCTACACACCCGCGGACACCGTCGACGATGACAGGTAACTCACTTCGCGCCTGGGTCATGCTGAGCTGCAGGGCGCTCTTCCCACAACACAAAGGGTCGCTCGTCAAAGGCAGCCGGGTTGTTCACCCATCGAGCTACGACGATCGGCACCGTCGCCCTGATGTGAAGCGCGTTGATGTTCCGGTGGATCGGGTCACCGTCGTTCGTCGCGTGGTCGATCGTTCCGGTTACCCAGCTGAGGAGCCTGTCGCTGTTCGGCTGCGCCACCTCTGCCGCGACTGCCTCTGCGCTCTCGGTCCAGTGCGGCATGTTCCAGTTCTTCCCGGTCCGGACGTCGTCATGGCGAGACTCGTAGTACGCGATCACCGCATCTCCGAAGCGGCGTCGCTCCGCACGAAGCGCGAGATCCGTATTCAGCTCAGCAATCCCGATTGGCGGCTCGAGCGGCTGCGACGGCCGCCCATCCGAGAAAGACTCCGGGCGCGCGATCTGTTCAAGCCAGTAAGTCACGTCATCGGAGGCAAAGTGCATAGCCGCACTCTAGCGATCCGAGGGCGGCTTCCATGACCCTGCTCACCTACCGTGAAGCCGCCACCCGAGTGCGACGATCTCGCCGCACCATCCGCTACTGGAAGCTGCAGGGCATGCGCATGGGGTGGGAGCGGCGCGATGGACAGCTCGTGCGCGTCGTCGAAGAGGATGTCCTGCTCGCGTGGTGGCGCGATCGGATGGACAACGACCCCGTGTGGCAGAACCGGATCCGTGCGAAGATCCGTGAGCTACCCGCCCAGTCCACCCCGGGCAGCTGATCGCGACCTCAGAGAGATCGACCTCGTCGACACACCGGTGAAATCTCGGCTTTGACTTTCGCCAGGTTCTACACATGGCCAGCCGTTGCCCCGCAACCTTTCAACGCGCGATTAAATCTCTTTTCCATTCACACCCTGTGTACCTCGTTTTGCCCCGGAATTACGCGGATGAAATTCGAAATCCACAGGCTGTGAACAACCTTTTCCACAGGGATATGCACACCAACACGGGCATCTTTCGCGCGTTGTCCACACTCTTATCCACAGGCCACGTTGCGGTGCCCCCGGGAAGTGTGGATCCTTGATCACGCCCCGCGAGTGACGGGGGCTCCTGATACAACGAAGGAGCGGCTCCGAGACGCCAATCACGGGAGCCGCTCCATCACCCACCAGCCTGAGGAGGCAACGATGAGCGGTCTACAGCCTAACCATGGATCGGACGGCGCGAATCAAATCGCAGAGGCGATCCGAAGAGAAGCACGCAAGTCGAGAGTCAGCCAGGCGCGCTACGCGCAGCTGGTCTTTGACCGCTACGGCTGGGAGCCAGCCCGCATCGCCGAAGCCCTCGAGATCACCACCGACCTGGTGGTGCGGCTGCTCGCCGCGGACGGCGTCGCGAGATGCGTCGAATGCTCCTTCGGGCTCCACAGCTCCTGCATGGGCGAACTGAACTTCGGCCTCGAAGGGACGATCGCTCCGTGCGGCTGCGGATGCCGACACGCCGATCCCGAATTCGAATGTTGACACGACTCCGTTTGCCACCCCTACATTGATGGTTGTACAGGTGTCGGACGCAGGACGCCACACCGATCACTAACGTTTGAGGGCCCCGGAGCAGATCGCTCACGGGGCCTTCGACGTCACTGGACCTAGCCGGCCCCGACGCGTGGTACCAACACGCGCCGGGACCTAACCCCTCATTCGACGCGAATCGATTGGAGGGCTACGTGGACTCTATCCGCGAGCCCGGACACGGCACCACCGCCGTCAACCGCCGCAACATCGCCCACCTCCGCGACCAACGCGACCGCGCCGGCCTCCTGCAGCTCGCCGACATCCTCGCAGCGCAGACGTTCACCGACGCCGCCACGCTCGCCACCGAAGCCCGCGCCGCCGTCGACTGGATCGACGAGACCACCCCGCGCACCTACGAGCTCGGAGACGCCCACGGCATCCGCCCCGGCGACGTCCTCCGCTACCCGCACGACGGCCGCACCCGCGAGAGCGTCGTCATTGCGACCGACGGCCACACGGCGGCCACCACCCACGGCGACACCGTCGCCCTCTGATCCTCGACCGGGAGTCCGAGCATCCCACGGCGCCCAAGCGCTGTCGGTGGCGCGCGCCTGCTCCTCCCGGTCGAGCCCCCGACCGGTGTCAACGCGAGCCCCGCCATGGTCGCGAAGGACTCCCTCTTCGGAACCGCCCGGCGACTCTTCGGGCGGGGAGTACCTGCACCGCCTCGAGGGGCGCCCACCCACCCCGGCCGGCGCCCCTCGAACACCCCGCGCAAACCGCGCCCTCCAACCCCGCCCTGCCCACTCGACCGGAGGGCGCAGTTGTCACCCAAGGGCGCAGTTAGGGCGCAGTTCAAAACGACAACCGGACCCTCCGTTTACCCCGTCATTCCGGGGGAGTAGCCACTACAGGGCGCAGTAGGGCGCAGTTATCTGAATAGCTACAGCTCTTTGATTAGTAACTAAGGGACCTGGTTATACGCGCGCACGGCACGACTGACCTGCTCTGCCACCCAAACCGCGCCCTGCACCACGACCAGGAGGCACCCCGACGTGAGTGGCCAGCGCACCAACACCCGCCTCGACCACGAGCTCCGTCAAGCCTTCTTCGAGGAAGGCCAGCGACTCGACGCCGCCGGCGATCCCGAGGCGAACTGTTGGCTCTGCCACCAGCCCATCGACTACACCGCAGGCCAGGGCACCACCCCCGACTCGCACAACCTCGACCACTACTTCACGGTCTCCGAGCACCCCGAGCTGCAGTCCGATCCCGACAACTTCCGCCACTCGCACACCCTCTGCAACCAGCAGCGCGGCGCCGGCGCACCAGCCCTCGACCTCGGCGAACAGATGCCGCCCTGGTGGCTATGACGAAGGAGCCCAGATGAACCGCTACGCCGCCGCCGGCATCGCCACCGACGCACGAGACGGACGCCGCGTGCTCGTCGTTACACGCGACAGCACCGCCGTCCGTCTCGCCTTCGACGAGATCTGCCAGCTCACCCACGGCGCCGACCGGATCATCCGCGCCAACGGAGGCGAACGCATCGAGCACCGCAACGGCGGCCGCGTCCTCTTCACCACACCCCGCTCGACCGGCCACCGCGGCGTCACTGTCGACACCATCTACGTCGACGCTGGCGCCGACCCACTGCTCGACGAAGGCCGCTGGTCCGACCTCCTGCCCTGCATCGCGGGCAGCCGAGACGGCGAAGTCATCCGCGCCTGACCCGATGACCACCCCCACCCCTCGAAAAATCCAGGAACTGGGCCGGGGGCGGACCACAGCCCGGGGGAGTGGTCCTCTCTCCCCGGGCATTTCGGGCACCCCCATCGCGCACGCGCGCAAGGAAGTGAGGCATCGCATGGCCGATCCGACCGTCCCCCGCCTCGAGGTCACCGCTTTCGACGTCGCAGCGCTGCAGGTGTTCCACCGCAACCCGCGCCGCGGTGACGTGCGCGCGATCGCGCAGTCTCTCGCGACCCAGGGGCAGTACCGGCCGATCGTCGTGAACGTCGGCACGCACACGGGACGCGCGAACGAGATCCTCGCGGGCAACCACACGTACCTTGCCGCGTGCTCGCTCGGATGGTCGACCGTGCAGGCGACGACTGTCGACGTCGACGACGCGACGGCTCACCGCATCGTGCTTGCCGACAACCGGCTCGCGGACCTGGGCGCCTATGACGAGGTCGACCTCGCGGCCGCGATGACTGCCGCCGGCGACCTCGAAGGCACCGGGTACGTCGCGTCTGACCTGGACGAGCTGCTCGCGCAGCTGTCGACGCCAGTGTCTCTGACGGACCCGGACGACGTGCCGGCGCTGCCGGATGCCGACGCGGCGATCTCCCGTGCCGGCGATGTGTGGATGCTCGGCCCTCACCGGCTGCTCGTCGGCTCGTCTGGCGATCTCGAAGCGGTGCGCGCGGCGATGCCGGACGGCGTTCTCTGGGATTGCGTCTGGACGGACCCACCGTACGGAGTGGACTACGTCGGCGGTACGGGCATGACCATCCAGAACGACGGGCCCGCAGCAGCGATCGCCGTGTCAGTCGCGTTCCTCGAGGTGGCCGCGCAGCTCGCTCGACCCGGCGCGCCGGTCTACGTCGCGCATGCTGACGTCCTGCGCGTGCCGCTGCAGACCGCGATGGAGCAGCTCGGCATCCGCTACCGCCAGACCTTGATGTGGGTGAAGGACCGGTTCGTGCTGTCGCGCGCCGACTACCACTACCAGTCGGAGCCGATCCTCGCCGGTGAGGTCGACATTGAGCGCGACCATGACCCGATCGCTTATGGCTTCACGCCGGGTGGGGACGGGCGGCTCGGACGCGGTGGTCCGCGCTGGTACGGCGACAACCGCTCGTCGACGGTGTTCGACATCCGGCGCCCGTCTCGCTCGGCCGAGCACCCGACGATGAAGCCTGTCGAGCTCGTCGAGCGGATGCTCGTCAATTCGTGTGCGCCGGGTGCGTGGGTGGCCGATGGGTTCGGCGGATCCGGATCGACTCTCATCGCCGCTCACCGGCTCGGCCGAAAGGCGTTCCTCGTCGAGCTGGACCCGGCCTACGCCGACGTCATCTGCCGACGGTTCCAGGAGCACACCGGAATCGTGCCCGTCCGCGGCGGCGAGCCGGTCGACTTCACGGCGGCTGCGGCATGACCGAGCGTGAGCAGTGGAAGATCGCGCTCACGCTGTTCAAGGCCGGCGCCACGTACGAGGAGATCGCACCGAAGGTCGGCGTCAAGAACGCGGCCACGGCGCAGCGCATCGTTCAGAAGGCGATCGACGCTTCGACGATCGCGCTCGATCAGACAGCGTCTCGCATCATCGACCTCGAGCGACTGGAGACCCTGCACCGGGTGTACTGGCCGAAGGCTCTCGCTGGCGACGTGGCCGCGTTCGACCGTGTGCAGAAGATCGCGGAGGACCGCCGTCGACTGATCGGCGAACCGACCCGCATCAAGAACGCGATCACCGACGCGCTGGAGAAGTCGCTCGGTGCGCTCGAGCTGCAGGACGCTGACGAGGCGCTGGTCGCCTCGTGCCGCCAGGTCGCCCGTCAGATCGATCACGCCGTCGCCAACGGGACATCCCTCGAGGCGACGAAGGCTCTGTACCTGCTGCCGCACCTGTGGAACGGGCTGCGCGAGCTCGGCGCGACGCCGGCCGCGCGCGCCGCGTTGCAGGCATCTCTGCCGTCGCCGGATGCGCCGGCCGACACGGATGCGCCGAAGGGGGGTCCCGTTGACCTTGGTGACTTCAAGCAGCGGCGTCGCGGAGGCGGAGCAGGCTGACTTCGCCGGTCTCGTCGGCTCGGAGGAGCCGCGGCTCTGGACTCGTCCGCTGCGGCCGCTGACCGAGGAGACGTCGCTCGGTTTCGAGGTGATCGAGTTCGCCCTGGTGTTCCTCGGCATCGCTCTCTACCCGTGGCAGAAGTGGCTGCTGATCCACGCGCTCGAGCTCAACGTCGACGGCACGTTCCGGTTCCGGCGCGTCATCGTGCTCGTCGCGCGGCAGAACGGGAAGAGCTTGCTCGCCGCGGTGCTCGCCGCCTGGTGGCTGTTCGTCGACTCCGACCGGTTCGAGGACCGGCTGCCGCCGTTCCGCTTCAAGGTTCTCGGCACCGCGCAGAACCTCGACACCGCGCAGGACGTGTGGAACCTCACCGGGCGCTGGTGCGATGCCGAGAACGACGGGCACGTGGAGGCCCTCGCCAACCTGGTGCAGAAGGTCCAGCGGAAGAACGGCCAGCCCGGCATCTACCTCCGCAACGGAGCGCACTACGAGGTCCGCGCTGCCTCCCGAAAGGGTGGCCGCGGGAAGGCCGCGGCACGAGTCCTCATGGATGAGATGCGCGAGCAGCAGACGTTCGACGCCTGGGACTCCGTCGCGCAGACCACGAAGGCGATCTTCAACTCGCAGTTGTGGGGGATCTCGAACGCCGGCGACGTGCGCTCGGTCGTCCTCCGCAAGCTGCGCGCGAACCTGCTCGTCGAGATTGAGGAGTGGCTGGCGCGTGGGCTCGACGAGCTCGAGGCCTACGCGAACGGCGAGATCGCCGCATCCACGTCGGCGCTGTTCGAATGGTCGGCGCCTGACGGCTGCGCACTCGACGACGTCGATGCGGTCCTGCAGGCGAACCCGAGCATCGGGCACGGTGAGATCACCGTCGAGATGTGCCTCCAAGATTCGCGAGACATGCTCGAGGCGAGCTACCGCACCGAGGTGCTCTGCCAGTGGGTCACCTCCAAGGTGCACTCGTTCATCTCGCCGAAGGAATGGCGGCCGCGGCACACCCGTATCGCTGACATCGAGATCCCGCGCGGGGCCCGCACTGTCTGGGCGATCGACACCTCGACACCTGACCGCTCTACGACCTGGATCGCCGCAGCGGTTATGACCGCTGACGGGCGCCCGTTCACGACCGTGCACGCTCGCCGTGCCGGCATGCTCTGGGTGCCGGACTACATGGCCGAGCTCGCCGAAGCATCAGGCCACAAAGAGGTCGTGATCCAGGCCCGCGGCACCGCGGCCGTCGAGTTCATCGAACCGCTCAAGGCGCTCGGCCTCCGGGTTCATGCCCTCGACGGCGGAGCGTTCGCGATGGCGACCGGCAGAATGCGCGATCGCGTTCGAGATCGCCGGCTCGTCGTGGTCGAGCAGCCGCCCATCGATCTCGCCATCGAGGGCGGTGTCGTCACCCAGTACGCGGAGAACCTCGCATGGTCGCGGCACAAGTCCCAGCCGATCGACATCGCGGGCCTGGTCGCCATGACCGAAGCGCTCTACGGGCTCGAGGTCCTTGAGCCCGCACCGCCGCCCGTGATCCCACCGCCTCCGCCGAAGGCGACGACGCTGCAGCGCGCGCGGGGCGGAGACGCCACCCGCGCCCGGGGCGAGAGCATCCGCACCCTGCAGTTCTGAAAGGAGGCCCCGCGTGGCTAAAGAAATCGGCTACCAGACGACCTCGCTCCCGACCTGGGCGGCGCTCGCGGGTCAGTCCCACGAGACGAACGCGCAGCTGGTGTGGCCGCTCTCGATCGAGGCGTACGACAAGATGCGCCGCGAGGAGCCGCAGGTCGTCTCTGTGCTTCGAGCGATGATGCTGCCGATCCTCTCGGCGCGGTACCAGCTCGAGCAGGGCGATGCTCGCGACGAGGTCGTGGAGCGGATCGCCGCGGACCTCGGCCTCACCATCAAGGGCAAGGATCCGATCCCGCCGCACCGTACCCGCGGCCGGCTGTCCTTCCGGGAGTACCTGCGCCTTTCGCTGCTCTCACTCGTCTACGGCCACTCGGTCTTCGAGCAGGTGTACGAGCCCGATGCCTTCGGACTGCTGCGGCTCAAGAAGCTGGCATGGCGGCCGCCGCGCACGATCTCGCAGTTCATCGTCGCACCCGACGGCGGGCTCGAGGCGATCACGCAGCACGGGCTCCTGTCGGGCCAGCGCGGCCCGGTGAGGATCCCGATCAACCACCTGGTCGTGCACGTCAACGAGCGCGAGGGTGCCAACTGGATCGGGCAGTCCCTGCTCCGGTCGGCGTACAAGATGTGCGTCCTGAAGGACCGCGTGCTGCGCGTGCAGACGATGTCGATCGAGCGCAACGGCCTCGGCGTGCCCGTGTACACGAGCGCCCCGGTCCCCGACAACGCCAGCCCCGAGAAGCATGCCGAGTGGGTCGAGTCCGAGAAAGACGCCGGCCTGCAGATCGCGCAGGACTTCCGCGCGGGCGACGACTCCGGAGCGTCGATCCCGCACGGCGCGAAGCTCGAGCTGCTCGCCCTCACCGGCAAGCTCCCGGACACGAACCGGCCGCTGCAGTACTTCGACGAGCAGATCGCCCGTGCCGTGCTCGCTCACGTCCTCAACCTGGGCGGTGACGACTCGACCGGATCGTACGCTCTCGGCGACACGCTCGAGTCGATCTTCACCAACTCGCTGAACGCCGTCGCTGCTGAGTTCGTCGACGTCACCCAGCAGCACGTGATCGAGGACTACGTCGATCTGAACTGGGGGCCGGACGAGCCAGCTCCGCGACTCGTCGTCTCCAAGATCGGTGCCGAGAATCCGGTCACCGCAGACGCGATCCGTGCTCTCGTCGACGCGAAGGTCATCACCCCGGACGAAGCGCTCGAGGGGCACATCCGCGAGCTGCTCCGCTTGCCCGCTCGGCTCGCCGAGATCATCCCCGACCCTGACGGCCCGGCCGTCACGCCCAGTGGTACCGACGAGCTCGTCACCACGATCGCCACAGCGACCGATGCCGAGCAGGCGCGCTTCGCCGCGGAGACGCTGCAGAAGTCGTACCTCGGCGTCGACAAGGTGCTCACCCGCCGAGAGATCCGAGAGCTCGTGCGCCGCTCCGGCGCCGACATCGACCCGGACGCCGCGCCCGACCAGGAGCCAGACCCGGCTCCCATCGTTCCCGAGGAGGAAGCCGCATGAACCCCTTCAAGCCGAACCGGCCGCCGGCAGCGGCACTCACCGCACGCGCCGAGATCCCGACTCCCGTCGTGGCGAACGGTGTCGCGACGCTCCGGCTGTACGACGTCATCGACGCATGGGGTGGCGACTGGGGCGTGTCGGCCGGCGAGTTCAACGCCGCCATCGACGCGCTGCCCGACGGCATCACGGAGATCCGCCTGCTGATCAACTCGCCCGGCGGGGAGGTGTGGGACGGGCTCGCGATCCTGAACGCGCTGCGATCGCATCCCGCGCGCACCGTCGCCGTCGTCGAGGGCATCGCCGCATCCGCCGCGTCGTTCGTCGCTGCCGGCTGCGACGAGATGGTGATGTCGCGCAACTCCGAGGTCTACATCCACAACGCGATCGGATATGCCTCCGGCGACGCCGAGGTGATGCGCGCTGCCGCTGAAGACCTCGAACGGCTCGACCGGAACATCGCGTCGATCTACGCGGAGAAGTCCGGCAAGAGCATCGAGTACTGGCTCGCTGAGATGCCCAAGGACCGGTTTATGACCGCCGAGGAGGCGCTCGAATCCGGGCTCGCCGATCGCATAGACGGCGCCGACGCTGCACCCGTTGCCCGCGCGCGCTTCGACATGTCCATGTTCGCGCGGCCTCGAGGCGATCGCTCGCCGCAGGCCGCGCTCCCTGAACTCCCGAGCTCAACCGAGCCGGGTGACCCCAACCGAAAGGACGATCTCGTGGCTTACGAAGATCTGACGGCTGGCCTCCGCGAGCGGCTCGGTGTGACCGAGACCACCCTCACGGATGCCGAGCTCCTGGCCGCGCTCGACGAGTCTCTCGCCGAGCGCGCAGAACCCGACGAGGCGGCCGCCCCGGCGGCCGAGGCGACTCCGGCCGCCGCCCCCGTCGCCGATGGCTCGGTCGTCGTCGAGGCCGGTGCCTTCGCCGAGCTGCAGCGACAGGCTGCGCTCGGTGCGACCGCCCACGCGACGCAGCAGACCCAGCGCCGCGAGGGCATCGTGCAGAACGCGATCAACGAGGGCCGCATCGCCCCCGCATCGCGCGAGCACTTCCTCGCTCTGCTCGGGAAGGACGAGGCCGGCACGATGGCGGCTCTCGCGTCGTTCCCGAAGGGCACCATCCCCGTGGCCGAGATCGGTCACAGCGAGTCGGAGGCCGTCACCGACAACCAGCGTCTCGCCGCGAAGGCCGGCTGGGGCACGACCAAGAAGGAGGCCTGAGATGGCTGACTACCTGCCCAAGTTCAACCCCGGCGCGCAGGTGCCGCTGACCGTCGGCGCCACGCCGGTCGTTGGCGGACGCCTCGTCGAGGTGTCGACCGCGAACGCGATCGTCCCCTCGGGCGCCGACTCCGCCAAGGTCCTCGGCGTCGCCGCGGAGGACGCCGCCGTCGGCTCTCGCGTGACGGTGTTCGCTCGCTCCGGCGGCGTGCACCGGCTCACGGCATCCGGCGCGATCGCCGTCGGCGCACGCGTGATCTCGGCCGCGGCCGGGAAGATCGCGACCATCGGCGCCGGCACCAACGCCATCGGCATCGCCCTCGAGGCCGCTGCCGCCGACAACGACGTCATCGACGTCCTGTTCATCTGAGGGAGATGACGTGTCCTACACCTACCCGGTGAAGCACCCCGAGGGGACTCTCACCACCGCGGAGCTGCACCTGCTCCTGTCCAACCCGACCGTCATCGCGCACCGCGTCGCCGAGCTCGCCGATCAGAAGTTCATCGCGGACTTCCTGCTCTCGGGCCGCTTCTCGGCGCAGGGCGGCGGCGTGTTCTACGAGACCGGCGAGCAGATCTTCGCCGGCGAGGACCCGGAAGCGATCTCGCCGCTCGGCGAGTACCCGACCGTGGTTCTCGAGTCGGGCGAGGTCGTCTCGGCACGCACCGTGAAGTGGGGCCTCGACTCCGTGGTCAGCGACGAGAAGATCGCCCGCCAGGGCATCGCCTACGTCAACCGCGGCATCACCCGCCTCGTCAACACGGTCGTCCGCCACGTCGACCGCGTCGCGATGGCCGTCATCGCCTCCCGCGTGACGAGCACCTTCGCGTCGCTCGAGACGTGGACGACCGCCGGCAATGCGGTCGAGGCGCTCATGACGATCCAGGCTGAGCGAGCCGCGCTCGGCTTCGGCATCGACCTCGACACCGTCGTCCTGCGCCCCGCGCAGTACGCGAAGGTCATCGGCATGCTGATCGACGACAAGGCGCTCCCGCGCGAGTCCGGTGCCACGGCGATCCAGGGCAACCTGCCCGTCGACGCGCTCGGCCTCACCTGGGCGACCACGCCCCACTTCCAGGGTGCGAACCCGCTCCTGGTCGACCGCGAGCAGCTCGGCGGCATGGCCGACGAGGACCTCGGCGGCCCGGGCTACGTCCGCACCGAGGCGTTCGGCGTCGAGGCGAAGACGATCCGCGAGGAGAAGCCCGAGGGCTACACCCTGCGCGCTCGTCGCGTCACCGTCCCCGTCGTCACCGAGCCCCTTGCCGGTGTCGCCCTGACGAACACGGGCCTGTGATGAGCGCGCTCATCGTGACGGCCGCAGTCGCCGTCCTGCCCACCCGCGACGGCCGCGAGCAGTACCTCTATGAGGGCGCGGTCTTCGACCCCGAAGCGATCACCGAGGCAGGCATCGAGCACGCTCGTGCGCAGGGCCTGATCGGTGACGCTCCGGAGGTCGTCGAGGAGGAGCCCGTCGAGGCTGCGCTCACGCAGGCCGACGTCGACGCCGCGGTGAAGGCCGCGACCGACGCGAAGGATGTGGAGCTCGCCGCAGTCCGCAAGGACCTTGAGGCCGCGCGGGCTGAGGTCGGCAAGGCCGACGCGCGCAAGGTCGAGACCCCGAACGTTTCGGCTGCGAAGACGACTGCTGCGAAGCAGTCCTGATCGAGGGGAGCGATGATGCCGATCACACACGGGGACATCAGTTCGGACGAGGATCTCGGCCGGCGTGTGCTGGTGCGGGCTCGCATCATCGCTCCCTGCCTCGACACTCTCGACGCGGAGGACGACACCGGCAAGGATGCGATCGCGATCCTCAAGGGCGTGATCGCCGCTCTGCCGGCTCCCGGGTACGAGCGCGCGAAGTCGTTCAGCCGCAACGGCACCGCGATGACGTGGCGGGAGATCGACGCCGCCTTCAGCGAGGACGCACGCGTGTCCCTGCAGTCGCTCTGCGGCGCGAATAACGCCTCCGGGCTACCGCGGGGTCGCTTCCCGAAAGCGCGGCCTCTGGCGCGCGTCTGGCCTGAGGGGGAGTACACATGAGCTTCCCCGGCGACTTCTTCTTCCCGGATGTCGTCGACGTCCAGGACCGCACAGCCGGCGCCGGCATGGGCGCCGGTCTCGGAGCGAAGCGGCGACTTCGTTCCGAGACGATCGATGTGCAGCAGCTCGTCCGCGATGACGACGGCCAGGAGGTCGTCTCATCCTCCCGGGTGACGGTGCCTCTCGAGTCGAATGTGCCGGTCGGCTCTTTGGTCACGGTGTGGCCGGGCGGATCCGCCGAGCGCACAGCACGAGTGCTGCGCGTCGGCCGTGATGAGAACCCGCCGCCGCTGCCTTCCCATCAGATCCTCTGGCTCGAGTAGGCCGCCATGGTACGTGAACTCAAGCCCGTCCTGTCGATGGTCGAAGCGACTGCGCAGGACGCGATGAAGGAAGCCGCCCGCAAGATCCTCAAGCGCTCGAATCAGCTCGCGCCGAAGGACGATGGTGACCTTCGCCGGTCGGGCCGCGTCGTCGTCGACGACCTCAGCGTCGCCGTCCGTTACACCGCCCCGCACGCCGTGTTCCAGCACGAGCACCTCGACTGGGACCACGACGACGGCGGGGGAGCGAAGTTCCTCGAGATCGCAGCTGACGAGACCGACATCGCCGAGATCGTCGCGGCCGCGGTAGAGGAGGCCCTCGATGGCTGACGCACCCGCAAACCTGACGCTCGACGTCGAGCTCACGACTCGGCTGGCCGAGATCCTCGGACGGGTGCCGACGTTCGCGTGGCGGCCGCAAGGTCCCGCCTACCAGTCGTCCGAGGTCGCGATCTTCTACGGCCGCATCCTCGACACCCCGGACCGCGCGATCGCTGTCCGCGTCTACAGCCCCGTCGACGAACCTCACCTGTCGAGGCGGCGCGTGCAGTTCCACGTACGCGGCCGCCGCGACGACATCGCCGACGCCGACCGTCTGGCCGACGTCCTCTTCCTCGTGCTGGACAACCGCCTCCGCGGAGATGGCATCGCCAGCATCACCCGCACCTCGTCCTCGCAGCTCGGTGCAGACAAGACCGGTCGCGAAGAGCGCACCGAGAACTACCTCATCACCCTCGACAACCTGGAGGCATCATCATGAACACCCGCGTCCCCCTCCCCGCAGGCACCGTCCTCGGGAAGTCCTTCGAACACGGCATCGACGTCAACCTCGGTACGTACGTCGCACCGATCTGGCAGCCGATCCGTCGGATCAGCGCCTGGGCACCCACGCACCCGCCGGTGAACACCGACGTGCAGACGTACGACGATCTCGGCAACCCCAACGAGGAAGTGACAGGCCGCGGCTTCGCGACCTCGTTCACCGTTCAGGGCAACCGCAGCCTGACGACCGGTCTCTACCTGCCGGAGCTTGAGGCGATCGTCGCCGCGTCGAAGGCCAAGGGCGAGGGCGCCGTCCTCGACGTGCGCTGGTACCACAAGCCCGAACTCGGCACGCCGAACCCGACGGACGCCGGTCGCGCGTACGTCACGGTGGAGATCACCCGATCGAACACCGACAACTCGGGCATCGAGGTCAAGTCGGTCACGCTCACCGGCAAGGGCGAGTTCACCCCGATCCCGAACCCGTTCCCGGGCTGGGGCGCGACCGCCCCGACGATCACCACGATCAGCCCCGAGGGCGCCGAGACCGGCGACCTCATCACCATCGCCGGCTCGGGCCTTCTCGGCACGATCTCGGTGACGATCGACGGCGACGCCACGACCGAGTTCGAGACGCTCAACGGTGCCTCGATCATCGCGGTCGTCCCCGCTGGCGGTCCCGGCGACGTGCCCGTGATCGTCACCACGGCGGGCGGCGCATCGGCACCGTTCACGTTCTCTCGCGGAGCGTAACCGGTGAGCGCCGCCGACTTCTCGACGTGGGCGGTGCTTCCCCTTGTCCTCACGTTGGGCGAGCGTACCTACACGGTTGCGCCGCCCAACGTGGGGGACATGGGCAAGCTCATCGCCTGCGCAGTTCTTGGCGAAGTGAAGCTCGGCCTCGCCGAAGGTCCCGTCCCCGAAGACGTCCAGTCCGTGCTCGACACGATTGAGCCGGATGAGCACCCCGCGCTCGGCGCGGCTGTCTACGCGGAGATGGTCGCCGACGACCTGCATCCGACCACCATCGATCGGATGGCCTACTACTCGGTGTTCTACTGGGCCAAGGGCAAGGACTACGCCGACGGGCTCGCTCTGCTTCTCTGGGGCCGCGAGCAGGCTGAGCGAGCGGAGGCTAAGCAGCCAGCCCCAAAAGGCTAGAGACGGCGGAGGACTGGGCACCCTACGCGGCGCCCGGCGCGGTGCTCGGCGAGGACGGCTGGTACTCCGACTACCGTCGGCCGCCAGCCAACCTCGCTCCCGAGCCCGCAGCTCCGCCGTCGACGACCAAGCCCTCTGACATCGACGGATCGTGGCTCGCCCTCGTCTCGCACTGGCGCATCGTTGTCGCCGAACTCATGGAGCGCGGCGTCGACCTGTACGACCCGGCAGTCCGCGCCCGTCCGTGGCCCGGTGTTCGCACCCTGATCTTCTCGCTGCTCGACACCAGCCCTCGGCTGCGGGCCGCGCTGCGGAAGGAGACCGATGCGCAAGCTGACGGTGGCTGACCTCGAACTCCTGTTCACCGCGAACACGGACAAGGTCGAGAAGGCCGAGAAGCAGGTCCTCGCGATCGGCAAGAAGATCGAGGCCAACCCGATCAAGGTCGAGGCCGACGCCAAGGGTGCACTCGGCAGCATGGACCGGGTAGAGAAGGCCGCGAAGAAGCTCGTCTCTGAGCGTGCCGTCCTCAAGCTCGACGCCGATGTGTCTCGGGCGGAGAAGAACCTCGCCCGCGCGGTCGACAAGCTTGAAGACCTGCATATCCGTGCCAAGGGTGGACTCGATGTCACGGCTGATGTGAAGCGGGCCGAGGCATCGATCCAGCGGATCGAGCGCATGCTCGACGGTTTGAAGCGGGCACGCAACGCGGTCGATATCGAGGTGGATGAGGAGCCCGCCGAGACGGGTCTGAAGAGGTTCCTGTCGCTGTTCAAGCGGCGCACCGAGGAGGCCGGCGACGAGGGTGGGCGCTCCCTCGGCCAGGGGCTCGACGCGGCCACGCGCGGAGCCGGGCAGAAGGTGGGCGACGTCGTCGGCGGCGACATTGAGAAGACTCTCGTCGACGCGCTGTCCGCGATCCCGATCGCAGGTGGCATCATCCTCGCCGGTGTCGCGATCGGCAAGGCAGTCACTGGCGCGATCCAGGACGGGCTCGCGGTCGAGAAGAACACCGACCGACTTCAGGGGCTCACGGGCATCAGTGAGGCAGACGCGCTTCGTCTCGGTCGTGCATCCGGGGAGGCGTACGCGAACAACTTCGGCGAGTCGATCGAATCCAACATGGACGCGACCCGGCTCGCCCTGCAGTTCCGTATCCTCGACCCGTCGGCCACCACCCGCGATGCGCAGCTGGTCGTGCAGGGGCTCGCCGGGATATCGGACGCCCTCGAGGAGGACGTTCGCCCGATCGCCCAGGCGGTCACGCAACTGCTCAGCACCGGCCTCGCGCGCAACGCACAGGAGGCCTACGACCTCATCGCGGCCGGCGCACGGAACGGGCTGAACCGCAACGAGGACCTGATCGACACGCTCACCGAATATCCGTCGCTGTTCCAGCGGCTCGGGCTCTCAGGTGAAGAAGCGCTCGGTCTCGTGAGCCAAGCGATGAAGGGCGGCGCGCGCAACAGCGACCTCGCCGCCGACGCTCTCAAGGAGTTCCAGATCCGCGCGACCGACGCGTCGAAGTTGTCCTCCGAGTCTTTCGAGGCTCTCGGGTTCAACGCGGAGGAAATGACGGCGAAGATCGCCCGTGGCGGGCAAGAGGCCCGTGATGGTCTCGCCGAGGTACTCGCGAAGCTTCGCGAGACCGAGGATCCGGTGCTGCGCAACGCGGCCGCCGTGGGGCTGTTCGGCACGCAGGCGGAGGATCTCGGGCAGTCGCTCTTCGCGATGGACCTGTCAACCGCCGTCGAGCAGCTCGACGGTGTCGCGGGCTCCGCGCAGCGCATGTTCGACACGCTCGCGGGTAATGACGCGTCCAGGATCGAGCAGGCGCAGCGCAACATCGAGGTGGCTGCCGACGGTATCAAGGGCGCGCTCGCGTCCGTCTTCGCTGAACCGCTCGGCGATTTCGCCACCTGGGTGTCGCAGAACCGCGGCCCCATCCTGCAGTTCTTCCAAGACCTCGTCAATGGTGCGATCGACTTCGGGATCTCCGCAACGGAATCCTTCGGGTCGTTCGTCGCCGGGCCTCTCGCCGAGATGGTCGACGGACTCGCCGGCCTGATCGACTTCTTCAACGGTGCGGAAGGCCGGCCGAAGGAACTGGATGACCTTGCCGAGGGCATGCGCGGTTTCGAGTCGACGACGGATGACGCGGTTACCGTGCTCGAGGAGATGCGGGGACAGTTCAACGAGTTCACCGACCCTCTCGTGCAGCTCGGCTTCGTCAACGACGCAGCCGTGCGAACCGCGGAGGCCGTCTCGCAGATCGGGACCGCGGCCGACGGCACTGCCGCGTCGACGTCTCTCATGGAGTCGCAGACACGGACAGCCGTCGAGAGCCTGCTCGCCGAGCTTGACGCGGCAGCGGCAGCGGGCGAGTCGCAGCAGAACCTCACCGATCGGTACAACGCAACGACTGAGGCGCTCGTCGCGCAGCTCATCCAGATGGGCTACACCAGCGAGGAAGCCCGCGCTCTTATCGAGACCTACGGCGCCGTGCCCGAGGTGGTGGACACCACGCTGCAGGCGCACACGGAGGCCGCGCAGACCGAGGTGAACGCTTTCCTCGAGACGAACCAGCAGCGGAACCTCCGCATCAAGGTGATCGCGGATGGCTCATCGTTCGTCATTCCCACGGTGACGGGCGGGCGCACGGTGTCCGCGCAGGCGAACGGGTCGGTACTGGAGTTCATGGCGCAGGGCGGTCTCACGCCGATGCAGCCTTTGGCGCAGATGGTCTCGCCGAACACCTGGCGAGTGGTCGGCGACAGGTCCGACGTGTCGGAGCTCTACGCACCGCTCGATGGTTCGGCGCGCTCGTGGGCGCTGCTCATGGAAGGGTTCCGGCGGATGCCGGGGAGCCCGCCAGTGATGATGGCCGACGGCGGCATCACCGGACAGACCAGCGTCCCCCGAGATGTGAAGGTCGATGCGCACTTCGTGCTCCCTCCCGGCGTCAACGTGCCGGAACTGATGAGGGCGGTGAAGTCCGATCTGGGCGACGTCCTGAAAGGGGTGCGGTGATGGTGAAGCCGACGACCGTCCACCTCCAAGGGGTCACGTTTCATGGCACCGTGCGGCCCGGGTTCGAGGGGTTCGCTCTCGTCGACTTCGAAGGATGGGGCGAACCCCCATCGATGGAGTCCGAGTCGATCAGCACTCCCGGCCGCCCCGGCATCACCGACGCGAAGGGGGAGCACGGGGCGCGGCTGGTCACGATGGGCGGATGGTTCCGCGTCGTCCGCATGGAGGACATGTTCGAGCACCGGCGGGCCTTCGCCGGGCTGCTCAGCGGAGGCCAGGCCAGCACGCTCGTCGTCGACGAGCTCGGTGAAACGGAGACTGCGACGGTGCGGAAGTTCGGGGAGGCCCGGTTCCGGCGGCGTGGGTCCACCGGGTTCGCTGACTGGTCGCTGAAGGTACGGGCTGCCGATCCGAGCAAGCTCGGGCTGGTGACCGAAATCTTCCACGGTGCCGACCTGATCTCCCACCACGGCAACTACTACGCGACCCCGACGATCCACGTCACCGCGACTACGACGATGACCGGCGGCTACACGATCTACGGTCCGGGCGGTAGGTCGTACGTCGTGACGCAAACCTTGCCGGCGGGATCTACGCACGTCATCGACATGAGTACCGGATGGATCACTCTCAACGGGGTGCAGCAGATCGGGGCCGTCTCCCGTGCGGACGTGTGGACGATCCCGCCCGGAGCCCCTCAGGTCTATCACGTCCTCGTGCCGACATCAGGGGCCGGCGTGCTGAGTACGACGGTCACCGACAATTCGGTGTGAGGAGGTGATTCCGTGGTTTGGTCACATGAGATCCGTGACGCGCTCACGGGTCGGCTGCAGCTTCCCGTGTTCCCCGTGGACTGGTCTTGGCGGACGGGGAAGGTCCCTGGCAGCGGGTCGCACACCTTCTGGACCCGGACATCGGGGATCAGCGACGAGGTATGGGGCGACTTGGTGCAACCGTGGTCGCGGTGCATCGTCGTCAGTTGGGATGGCCAGCCCGTCTACGCCGGCCTGATCACGGATCCGGAACTCGACGAGACCACCGGTGAGCTCACCGTCCCCCACATCGAGTTCGCCAACCTCCTGAAGGGCAGACTCGTCTACGGGCAGGCCGCGTTCGCAAGGGACGGGGTGTTCAACGTGTCGGGGAAGTCCGCACGTTCGGCGATCTCCGCTGTCGTGCAGTGGGCTACACAGGGCGCACCTGGGTACAACTATCCCGTGGTCGGATTCCTCGGCCACGAGCCCGGCCCGATCGCGAAGAGCTGGCCGTACTACGAGCTTGCATCCGCGGACAAGATGCTCGCCGAACTGACGAACAGCGACGGGGCACCCGACGTGTACTTCCGGCCACGGCTGTCTTCGCTCGGGCTGCTGGAATGGGCGCTCGAGATCGGCACGCCGACGCTTCCTGGCCCGACGGTCGAGTGGGTTGTCGGCGCACCGAAGTCGCCGGCGATCGGCACGAAGACGAAACTCATCGGTTCCGGTGTGAAGACGGGCATTATCGCTGTCGGAGCCGGCCACGAACATGACACGATCCTTGGTTTCGCGGGGGGACTGAACACGTTTCCCGTCCGCCTCGACGCCGTCCGGATGCATAAGACAGTCGCCGACGCGGCCGAGCTGGACGCGCTAGCGATGGGGTCGCTGCGGCCCATTCAGAAGCCGATCGTTCAGGTGAGTGTGACGTCGGCGCTCGCGGAGATCGCGCTCCCGAATGTGCGCGTCGGTACAGGGATCAACCTGCTCCGATCGAACGGAGTCTTTGCGGGCGGCGGGGTCCATCACCTCGAAGTGATCGCATTGTCGGGCGGACCCGGTATGAAGGTCGGATTGGAGACCCAGTGAGAACGATCGATGACTCTGCTTCCTTCGATCAGGCTGTCGAGGAGATCTTCCGACAGCTTCATGACCTCGCGCTCGCTAACCCGCTCCAAGCTGCGTCCGTCACCAAGGGGCGTGTCCGCTTCATCGGCGGCACGCTCCGCGTCGATTCCGGCGGCCGTGTCGAGATCGTCGGCACCCTGGAGATCGACGGGAGTACGACGGTCACCGGTGCATTCCATCTGGCGGCGACGAGCGATTGGTCGATCGACGGCGACGGGAACATTGCCGGTGACGTCACCATCACGGGGAACTTCAACGTCTCCGGCGGCGGGAAGATCACCGCGGGGAACGTGACGATCGAGCCGAACAAGATCACTGTTGCCGGCGGATCATCTCCGGCGACGCTGCAGGACGGCAAGCTGTCGTTCGGCACTGGCGGTGCCGTGGAGGCGGATACGTCGGTCGGCGGCGCGCGGATGGTCGCGGGCGATGCTGTGGTGAACGTTGGTTCCACTGCGTCGGTTCGGAAGGGGAACGCCTCGGTCGTGGCCGGACCACTCGGAGTAGACATCAACGCTGCTGCGTTGCGCTTGCTGATCAACGCGCCCGTAACGCTATCGGCGGGACTCATTCCGACTGTCTCCGGCACGGGACTCCCACCGAACGTGCTGATGATCACGTCAGGCGGAGCGCTGCGTCGAACCGCCTAGTAGCCCTGCGGGCAGTAGATGTCTTTCGCAGCCGCGGCGATGGTTGCGCTGGACTCGCGGATATCGAGACCATTCGGAATCTCGCCGTCGACGACATCGACCGCGGAGAAGTCGACGCCGGCATTCATCTGCTCGCATGCTTCACCGGCGGCAGCGATGAGCTGCTCATCGGTCGCATTCGGAATGACCGTGTCGTCGGGAAGCTCCGCGCGGACGCGATCGACAAAGAGTTGGTCCGGCGTCGCGGGCGCCTCGGACTCGGCTGCCGGTGTTTCGGCGACGAGTGGCTCGGTGGTCTCGACCGCGGCGGGCGCTACGCGCTCGTCTGTCGCGTTCCCCGCGCACCCGGTGAGGGCGAGCAGGATCAGGGCTGCCACGGTGAGCGTGGTGGCTGTTATCTTGGGCATGTCGACTCCTTACAGTCGGCTTTGCCCTTCACCAGTGTGCGCTGGTGGAGGGCTTTCTTGTGCCCGGAGTCTATCGCGGTCGTTCGATCGCGCGGAAGGGGGCCGGAATGGCTCTGGTCACATTCAAGCTCAACGACTTCGGCATAGCGTCGATGGCGAACCTCGCACCCCGCGCCTACCTCATCCCTGACGGGCCCGCGGTCATCGTGACGAGTGATGTCGACTACCTCCTGTCGTCGAGGCGGGTGCGGATGACCCTCGGCTCGGACGGGGTGACGTTCTCTGCGTCGGTGTTTCCGACGTCGTGGACTCAACCTGTCACGCACATGCGGCTCCTCATCGAGTGGCTAAACACCGACGGCGTCCCCGTAGGGCGCGACTTCCCTGAGTGGCGGTTCTTCATCCCCGTCTCGGACGTCAACCTGTCTGACCTGATCGACGTTCCCGAAAGCGCGTTCTTGGCGTGGCTCGGACCAACACCGCAACCAGACCCGATTCCCGGCTCCTGGTGGCTGGACAGCACGAACGGTGATCTCGCCGAGTGGGAGGAATGACAGATGGTCTGGGTAGTGAAGACGAACCTGCGCGGCATCGAGGGACGCCCGGGACCGCAGGGCCCTCCGGGACCAAACGCGCAGCTCGTGTCAGATGATCCCCGCATCCCGGCGAACAGCATCTCGGCGTCGTCGTTCGCGAAGTGGCGTGCCGCCCGTGCGGCGGCGCTTGCGGGGGCGGCACCGGCGAAGCTGCTGATCGTGGGGGACTCGACGTCCCAGGGTGCGGTGACGGTGCCCGGTTCCTGGCCGACCGCGCTGGTCGGAGCGTTGACCCGGCAGGGTCTCAAGGCGCGGTCGGGGATCGTGGCGGCGGCGACGAACATTCCGGACCCGCGGTGGACTCCCGCGTCGTGGATAAAGGCAGGGGACATCGGCCCCGGTGGTGGCCTGTGGTTCGCGAACGGTGCTGGGACGGCTGGCATCTTGAAGGCGACGCCGGGTGTGTCGTTCACGAACGTGGCCGTGCACTACCTCTGTCGTGCTGGGTCGGGGAGCAGCGTTGTGCGAAACGGCGCGACGACGCTGTTCACGATGAACGGTGCCCCCGGTGTCGACGGGCCGGACAACACATATGTGTCGAAGTCGGCGGCTGTCGCAGGGACCGCGGCCACGGTGATCGACATCAACACCCCGGCCGGCGGCGGACTTTACGTGCTGGGTTTCGAGACGTGGGACACAGGAAACCCGGCGCACGTCGCGGTGCACAACTGGGCACAGTCCGGCACGACCACGGAACAGTGGATCTCCCTGCCTGTGTCGCTCGACGCGATCACGTACCTCGCGCCGGCGCTCACGATCATCATGCTCGGTCTCAATGACTCGTTCGCGTCCGTGTCGTCGGCTACTTACCTTGCCCGGATGATCACCGTGATCAACCGGGCGAAGCAGACCGGCGATGTGATGGTGGTCACGAACCCGCGAACCGACCCGGCATTCCAGGCGGGCGTGGACACGCTGCAGGCCGCGTATGAGGTCGCGATCGTCGACTACTGCCGCGCGAACAGCATCCCGCTGTTCGACCTGTACCAGCGCATGGGTCCATTCACCCCGGCATCTTCCGGCCCGTGGTGGCGGGACCAGGTGCACCAGTCCGACACCACGAACCAGGACATCGCGCAGGTGATCGCGGGACTCCTCGCGTGAGGAGGACGCGGTGTGCTCGGTCTGGCTACCAGGCGAACCTTGCGTTGCCCAGGGATACGCACTCGTCGGAGCAGTAGAGCCCCGGCGCATTGCTCGCCTTGATCGGTGCGATGTCAGAGACGTCCTGCCCGCAGGACTCACAGTGCGCGGTCTTCGCGACGGGGAGACGGAGCAATCCAGCGATCAGGGACATGGCCACGACTCTAGCGGAAGTGGTGAAGATCTACGCCGTGGCGGGTGCGCGAATCTTGTCGCGTGCCCGCCACGGATCGATGTCTTTGGCCTTCATGGCCCACTTCTCTAAGCCGTGCCATGATGCCCAGGCGAGTACGCCCGCCCCGAGGAGAGAGAGCAACACGTAGGGCAGCAGCTTTTCCTGCAACCCGACATAGGCGAGCGCCTGCTGAACGGGCCAGCCATAGAGGTAGACGCCATACGAGTAGTCGTTCTTCGAGCCAACACGGTGAAGAATCTTGGGGAGCGCGGCGCCTAGCCAGATCGTCGCGTACACGAAAGCCGGGATGCCGACGACGTGGAACCCTACGCCGATCCAGAGCGACGCGAGCGTGATGACGAGAGCCGCGACGCCGAAGCTGTGACGCAGCGGGATCTTGTGGCTGTAGATCGCGGCCGTCGCACCGAGCATGAACACCCATCCGAGGGTGATCATGCTGTCATCCAGGACCGTGACGTAGGTGGTGAAGAAGTTCGGGCGGATGCGGACACCGAGCTGCATGAGCCCGAAGACGCCGGCGATGATCGGTACGACGATCTGAGCGCGTCGGAGAAAGCCCCATGCGGCGATGACACCGATCAGGATGTAGCAGATCAGCTCGTAGGCGAGGGTCCAGAGAGAACCGTTCACGGCTCCTGCTAGCCAGGGTGAGCTGGGCGCGACGCCGAGCGGCTTGGGGGCGAAGAGGTCGTGAATATCCCACTGCTGGATCCACAGGGTCGCGTTGCGCGCTACGTAGTTGAAGGGCCCGTTCGGTTCGGCCCAGAATGCGCCCATATCGCGACCGGCAGTTGCCCACACGATCGGTGACATGACGAATGCTCCGACGAGCAGAGCTACCCAGAAGGCGGGGTAGAGCCGCAGCACGCGGTGCCACGCGAAGCGGCCGAACGATAGGCGTGCTGCCGACTTCGTGACGACGTACCCGCTGATCCCGAGGAACCCGTAAACGGCGATGAGGCCGACGTGAGTCTGACCGTTCCACCATCCCCAGGTGGGGTCGCCGTCGCGTCCGCTGAGGGGGTACGCGTGGGAAACGATCACGGCTGCGGCGAAAACGAGGCGGAGCGCTCCGAAGGAGTTCTGCTTCCCGTTCAAGCCGTCACGGATCGAACGGACGTCTGATTGCACATCGAGACTCTATCGGCTCACAGATGCCCCAAACACCTGACTCCCAACCCCCGAGAAGCCCGGCCGCATGGTCGGGGCTTCGTCATGAAAGGACCCATCATGGGATACCAGCGTCCGTCCGCAACCTCCGCGATCTCCGACTCGTGGCAGGGCCACAAGAACCGCCGGCCCCCGTCGCAAGAGCCGGGCACGGACTACCCGTGCGCATACGGCTCGAGCATCGTCGCCCCCTTCGACGGCACCGTCGTCGAGGTGAAGACCTCGAACGGTGGCGCGACCGGCCGGTTCGTCACGATCGACTTCGTCGACGGACGCCGCGCCCGCGCACTGCACCTTTCCCGAGTGCTGGTCAGCGTCGGGCAGAAGGTCACGCGCGGTCAGGAGATCGCGAAGTCCGGCGCCTCGGCGAACGGCCGAGACTGGGGCGTCGGCGCTCACGTGCATCAGACGCTCTTCCCCTCGCACCGGTACGTGTTCGGGCCGAACGGGACGCTCGACTTCGAGCGCTACGTTGGCACCGGAGGATCCGCGGCGTTCGTCCAGGTCGTCGCCGACCGGCAGAACTACCTCAACGCCGCTCGCAACGAACGCCTCGTCGTCGACGGGCTGTTCGGCGCGGCCACCCGCGACGCGATCAAGCGCTACCAGACCTACCTCAAGGGCCGCGGCTGGTACGCCGGCGCGATCGATGGCGACTGGGGTGCGGGCACGCAGGCCGGTCACGACCACGCCTACGCCGAGTGGGTGCGCGCGACCCAGGCACCCCCGGCGCCGCAGTTCCACACGGCGACCGTCGCGGACATCGCGTCCCTGGCGAACACCCGCGGGCTGCAGAAGATCGCACGCCTCTACGGCTACAAGGGGGACTTCGACAACCAGTTCGGGGCGCGCTCGCGGGCGGGCCTGCAGGCGTTCCTGAACCACAACTACGGCGGGTCGCTCGCCGCCTGGCTCCGCGCGAAGTGGGGCTACGTCGGCAACGACCAGTGGGGGCCGGTCATGGCCGCCGCCGCAACCCGCGCAGACACCGCGAACTGGGCGGCGCTCTGATGCGCCGCGGCAACATCCAGCACGGGCGGAAGCGGCGGATGCCGTGGAGCGTGCGCGCGCCGATCATCATCCTTGCCCTTCTGATCCCGGTCCTGGTCTGGGAGCTGACGCTGTTCGGGGGTGCCTGATGGGTCGACTGTGGCGTGCGTCGATCTGGCACCCGGATGCCATCCCGCCTGACGAGTGGAAGTACCGCTCGCTGAAGCGCATCTGGCTCCCGGTGTATGACCTGATCGCGATCGGCGCGGGAATCTGGGCTGCCCTGTTCGGATCTCCCGTGCTCCACGAGCTCTTCGACGAGCCGCTCATCGACACCATGGGGATCCTCCTCGCGGTCGTGTCGACGGTCTGCCTGCTGGGCGTCGCCTTCCCGCGGCTCTGGCAGTGGGAGATCTGCGGGAAGGCGCTACTCGTCGGGCTCCTCGCGGCCTACGCGGGGGCGGTGGTGCTGTTCCGCGCGAACCCCACCGCGTCCGCGGGATTCGTCGCCTTCATCATCGTTCTCGCGCTGCCGCTCCCGATCTTCCGCCTGGCGCTGCTGGGCGAGGAGATCAAGGAACGGCGAGAGGAGGGCGCCTGAATGGATGCGCAGACGATCATCGCCATCATCGGCGCCGCGGCCCTCGTGTTCGGCGGCATTCTGACCTTCCTTGCCACCCGCGGAAAGACGAAGACCGACGCGAAGACCGCTCTCGACGCACGCATCGACGCACGTGTGAGCGAGCAGCTCGAAGGCGCATGGACCGAGATCACCGCGCTGAAGGCAGACGTGGCGACGCTCACCGAGAAAGACCGCCTCAAGTCCTCCGCGTTCGCGCGCATCCTGCGCGCCATCGCTCGCCAGTGGCCCACCGACCACGGCCCCGACCTCGACCCGTCCGACATCGCACTGATCGAAGACACCATCCCGCCGACGTGGCTGCGCCGGCCCCGCACCACCATCGAAGGAGAACCCATCCCATGAGCAAGCTCACAAGTCCCGCCTGGTGGAAGGCCGCGGTGATCCGCGCCCTCTACACTGCGATCGCCATCGCGATCCCGTACATCGCGGCCGTTCAGCTGATTGACGTGCCGTGGGCGCTCGCGCTGTCCGCGGCCACGGTCGGCGCGCTGCTGTCGATCGCCACGTCGCTGTTCGGGCTGCCCGAGTCGGAGGGCGTCAATTTGCCCTGGTGGCTGGCAGCACTCGAGCGCGTGACCAAGACGTTCGCGCAGTCGCTCGCTGGTGGACTCACCGGTGCGACGTTCCTGCACGACGTCGACTGGGCCATCCTGCTCCAGGCCGCCGCCGGCGCCGCGTTCATCTCCCTGCTGCGCCTCATCCTGGCAACACTTCCCGCCGATCCCACCGCGGCCCCGGTGATGCAGAACGCCTCCGCCGTGCGCGAGATCGTCCAGAATAACCACTTCGCACCCGGCGAGGGTCCGACCTCCGCGGCGGGTATCGCCGGGAGCCTCGTCGTCGACGAGCTCGGACGGATCGGCAGAGTTCCTCGCGGGGACGCCTGACCGCACCCGGTAGCCTATGGGCGTGCGGTGAACCGTCGTAGAGGCGGGGAGTGGGTGGAGACGCGAACGTCGGCCACGCGGGTTCGAGCCCCGTCACCGCTACTGGTAAGAGATCTGAAGCCCCTCCTGCACTTCGGTGCGGGAGGGGCTTTCTCGCGTTCATGGGCCGGTGTTAAGCTCGACGCGCACGCCGCGGGTTCCCGGAGTCTGGCTGAACGGGGCCGCCACGACGATCGGACGTCGATGCCGGTGCCGAGTTCGCGACTCGGCGCGTGGGTTCAAATCCCACCCCGCGAGTGCACCCCCTCGCTCCGTCAGTCGGTGCGCACGTAGAGCATCTGCCAGTCCTCCGGGACCTGCGCTTCGAGTGCCGCCATGTCTTCGGCTTCGATCTCGCGTTGGCCGTCTCGACGTTCGAACTTCCCCTCGACGGAGCGCACTGATTCGCCGGTCTTCATCGTGGGTGCACGGATGTCCGCGATGTCTTCGCCTTCGAGGGTGATGGAGTGTTTCTCGACGGGGCGGATGAGTCCGATGAGCATCAGACCAGCCTACGATGAGGCCATGACTACAGATGACGCGTTCTTCGAGACCCTCGCTGCTATCAACGCCGACCAAGAGCGTGCATCTGCGCGGCTCGATGCCGTTGGTGCCACCGGTGGCGGGGTGACCTTCGTCAGTCGGGACGACACGGAGACGCTCGAAGCCATCGCCCTTTTCCAGGATGCTCAGAAGCGCCTCTCGGCACTACTCGCCTCCGAGGCCAACTGACCCCCAGTCACGCATCGTCGGCGAGCTGCACGGCGTTGCCCCACACCCAGCACCGGAACGTCTGCTCGCCGGCGCGGAACTCGATCCCGGCCGCGAGCGGAGTGGAGCGCACGAGCTTCGCATCCACCCGCACCGACTCGGGGCCGAACCTCACCCACGCCCGGACCCGCTTCGGCCGCGGGTAGATCGTCATCGGCTGCTCGCGGACGTCCATCTCGCGATCGGTGAGTGACTGCAGCGGTCCGTGCTTCGCGGCGTCGAGGATCGATCGAGCTTGCGACTGCATGTCGCGGTAGGCGGAGAGCGTCGCCCCAGGGTTCCCCAT